AAACCGGATAGGAATAAGTATACTTTTCCAGATACTCTCCGGTATCATCCCCAGTTGCTTTAAGGCTCCGCTCATCGGTATAACCGTTTGCCACACCCGTGTAGGTCACTCGGAAGAATCCCTCACTGCAGAGCTTTCCTGCATCCGGTCCATTCTCCAGAATCGCACCGCAGCGCAGATTTCCAAATGGAGAACCCTTGATCGTTTTTGTTTTCTTCTTGCCTGGACCTTTGGTCATGTCCGTCCTAGGCTTCTCGAACAGCATCGTCTGTACCTTATCCCACGTCACGCGGTCAATGATACCGACATGATGGTTCTTCACATAGTAACGGGGTGCTTCGCCCTTGTTGATACTGGATCGGTGGGTCAGAAAGTCTTTGGTGATGGTCTTCTGCATCTCAATGTCGCCCACATACTTCTCATTCCGCAGTACAATCATAATCGTGCTTGCACTCCACTTCTTTCCATTGACCGTAAACTTCTCCATCTGATTCAGTTCCCGTGCGATTTTATTCGCCGTCTGCCCTTTCACAAAGCGGTCGAAAATGTACCGGACAATCTCTGCCTGCTCCGGCACGATAATCCACTGCTGGTTGGGTCCCAGTTCATACCCCAACATCCGCTTCAGGTTGATATGCGGGATGCCTGCCTGGAAATTCTTCTGAATACTCCAACGGATGTTGTCCGAAATGGAACGGCTCTCATCCTGTGCCAAAGCAGAAAGAATTGTCAGGATAAGCTCACCTTTGGCATCCAGTGTGTCGATGTTCTCTTTTTCAAAATAGATGCCCACAGGCGGCTTTAGCTGTCGAAGCTCACGAGTACAGGTCAGAGAGTCAATGGTGTTTCGGGCGAATCGTGAAATGGACTTCGTAACAATGTAGTCCAGCTTGCCATCCATCGCATCCTTCATCATGCGGTTGAATTCCTCACGATGTTCTCGGTTCGTACCAGACTTTGCTTCATCGGCATAGATGCCAGCGAATATCCAACCGGGCTTCCGAGTGATGAGGTCTTTGTAGAATGCCTTCTGGGTCGTGTAGGAAGTCTGCTGGCTCTCATCTCCCGTGGAAACACGGCAGTAAGCTGCCACACGGATGTTGGTCTGGCTTTTCAGCTGACCGCCGTTCTGCACTGACCGCACACTGGCGGGAATCACATCCACTTTTTGTCTTGTCATAATCTTGCCCCTTTCTGCCAGCCTTGTGACCGGCTCTTATTTCTTTCTCGTTCTTCTTACATACCGCTTCCGCTGGCTGCCATCACGCATCGTATGACCGTCATAGTAGCTGGCGGTATTGCGGTAATCTTCAATGTTGGAATCCATCTGCACCTCGGTCTTGGTGTCATCAAACCAGTGGACCGTAAACTTCAGCGGTGAATGGATGGTAATGGAGAGGATGAACGCCTTGCAGTGTTCTTCGGTCACTTCATTTAAGAAAGCCACCGTACCATCCCGACCCGCCGGGAGGTTTTTCATCCACTCGATTGCCTTTTCTCTGCGTTCATAGTCGTCCTCCAGCTCTTCCCAGTAGTTTTCCATGTAGTCGAGCTGTTCGGTCAGCTTCTGTTCGGTGTCCGTGTCTTTCTGAACATCCTGCTCCAGCTTCTCAATGAGCTTTTTCTTCTCTTCAATGGAAGCCGGACTGATCATCTCATCTCCGAGGATTTCCAGACGGGTCTGCATCACATCCACCTGACTTTTCAAAAGCCGAATCTTCTTATTGGTGCTTTCCACACTGGTGTGGGCGGCGGCAATCTGCTTCTTATAGAAGGCACGGTCGCGTTCCATGAAATCCAGCTTCTGGATACTGTCCAACCTCGCAATCATCTGGCTCACAAAAGAATCCGCTTCTGGCGTGAAGTTGTCATACTGCTCTTTGAACCGGCCACTCATGATATCTGCCACAGCCACGTTGTCATGGATGGGCTTGATGGTCAGCCGGAACCGCTCCAGAATCGCCTTACGGAATGCGCGGACAACCTGTTCCTCGTACACTTTTTCCGCATGGCAGATGCACTTTCCAGTGGTCTGGCTGCTTGTAGGGCATCTCCAGATAGGATTGTTATTCGCATTCGTCACATGGAAGAACCGGCCGCACTCTCCGCAGATAAGCCTTTGTGAAAACGCTCTCGGCTTCCTGCCGAACCTTGTCCTGTTGTACAGTTCGCTGTTTACCTTTACTACATCCTGCGCTTTTTGGAATAATTCCTCATCAATGATTGCCGGATGGTGATTCCGAACAAAATACTGCGGAACTTCACCTTTGTTATCCCGAACTTCATGGGTCAGGTAATCCGGAGTAAACTTCTTCTGGATGAGGACTGCACCCATGTACCGCTCGGCACGGACGATTCGTGTGATATGCCCTCCCGTCCATCCATCTTGTAAGTCGCTGTTGAGCTGCCCCTTCTTGGAATTCCGCTTTCTGGCCCTCACCGCATCTGTCTCCGGAGCAGGAATCTTATCCAGATTCAGTCCCCTTGCGATTTCCGTATAGGCTTTGCCTTCCACGACTTCATTAAAAATACGCCGGACGACTTTGGCTTCTTCCTCCACAATTTCAATGTCTTTATACTCATATCCACTCTCGGAAGTAACCATCTTCCCGTTGTAGCGGTATCCGTACATGATCTTGTTGGGAACGTCCCCTTTCGGGAATCGCATCTTATTGCCCTGTCGGATGTTGCCGGAAATACTGCGGCTTTCTTCCTGCGCAATGGCAGCCAGCGTCGTAAGAATAAAATCACTGGTTGGGTCTGCCGTATCCAGATTTTCTTTCTCGAACAGAATCGTCACACCACAGTCATGCAGGGTATCCAATGCCGTCATAAAGTCAGCCGTGTTTCTGGCAAATCGGGAAATGGACTTACACACAATGCGGTCGATTTTACCATCCCTACAGTGGCGCATCAGTCTGCGGAATCCAGTTCTCTTTTCCTTGGAAGTACCGGAGATACCGTAATCTGAGTACACACCGACCGCATTCCATTCCGGATTGCTTTGAATCAGCTGGTTAAAATATTTTTCCTGCGTTTCATACGAGTTCTCCTGGTCGCTCATGTCCGTGGACACGCGGATGTAAGCCGCCACATTCAGAGTGCCCACTTTCTTTTTGGTTGCTCGGAAGGTCGCAGTCGAAACGAACTTGCTCTCCTGCGGTTCATTTTCTGCAGTGAAAAGCTGTGAGAACTCGCTCTCCCTACTGATTTGCAGCCGTTCTGCAATGTCCGGCTCTTCCATGACCTTTTTGGCATCCAGAGCTTTCTGGATAAGGGCCGTGATTCCGGCATCCACGATGTCTTTGGATTTTGAGGTTGATTGTTTCTGGGGTACTGCTTTATCTGATGCGCTTTTCGGCTTTTGTTGAGTAGACTTGCCTTGATGCGTGTCAGTCGGCGGTAAAAAAGAAGCTGTGGCGACATCCGCACTTTGACGAACATCTGCCACAGCTTCCGTGGGTTTCTTTTTCCTGAGAGCGGCTTCCAATAAAGCCGAGACATCCACAGCGGATGCATTCGCTCTCTTCTGCTGTTTCTGCTGCGTTGTATTCTTCACAGTCGTTTTCTGCAAATTCGCAAGGAAATCCGTACCAGCACTCATAAATCATCGCTCCTTTCCTGCCCGTCTCTTCTCTTTGGGCAGTCACATATTCCCTCTGTTTCGTGATATTATCAAGTAAATTCGATGCAGAAAGACGGAGAATAATCTTGAGGTGGACGGGGACTGTTTTAGATACGGGTGCAATAATCAAGTGCGACCCAGCCTGCACCGGATTTCAGCTTACCCCAGCCTTTCGTAGAGCCTGCACCAGCGGATTCTGCCACAATGGTGAACACACCTTTTCCGGTGTAATAACCGGTTTTTGCATGGTTCGTGCCCGGACCTTTACGAATGTTAAGGTCGTTGATGGACACACGGACTGCATACGGAACGGATGAGGTTTGGGTCACAGGATAGACTGCCTTACCGTCCGGGTCGAAAACATAATAGCCCGGATTCTTATCCGCACACTGCTTCGCATAGGTGAGGTCATGGAACGCGCCTTTCTGGGAAGTTGCATTCTGCCAGCTCTTACGCACACGATACCAGCCGGAAATCGTGGTGCTTTCGGAGGTAACATTGTACTGTGTCAGGTTCCAACGCTCGATGATGTTGCAGAGGTTCTGCACATAGGTGTGGCTGGTGGCATAG